GATGCACTGATTTCCTACGATAAGCGAGCGGAAGAAGCCTTGCTGTCAAGCGTTGGTTTGGATGCTTCCATCACAGCAGTTAGCAAGGATGGTGTTATCAGCAAGTCAGGTTCTGATGCTTACTATAACTACCTTATCTATATAATGTCGCTCACACCAGAGGACGAGATATGTGCAGAACCATTCAATCTCGCTCTCCGATTGAACTTCCCTGAACTCTATAAGCAGGGTTATCGCATAGGCTTCTATCGTGAGGTTCCACAGCGACAGGAAGACGTAGCACCAAAAGACAGACTAAATCAACAGCAGTCATGAATATACTCGTAGACATTTTCAAGAACTTCTCCACCTTCAGCCTTTA